CCACTAGTATCATTAACCTTAACATAATTCAGATAGTTGAAACCACGATAACCTGATGTGGCAGTCAGTTCGTTATCAAGTTCAAATGTTTCTAGAGTATTTCCGTCTGCAAATCCAACTACATTATTTTGAAGTTGTGTATTGTCAACTGCTGCGGCGGCAATGGTGACGTGCCCGTTGCTGTCAACGTCGAAATCTTCCTGTGCAAATGATGCCAGTCCTTTCTGCTCCGTCGCTTCAGCCGCGAGGTAGCGCCAACCTCCATTATCGCCAGAGGTATGAGTAGGAGCACCAAGACCACTCCCAAGGTCTTGAAGTGCTTGGTAAACTTTCGATGCGTTTGTGATGATGTCATATCTACTATACGAGGTACCTGCATCATATGATGGCATCTTGGTGCCTTCAGTTGCTGTAGCAATAGGCACAGTTAAGGCAGCGGTCAAACGACCGTACCTGTCTACAGTAAATTTAGTAGCATTAACAGTTTCACTAGAGGCATTTCCAGTGACGGATGTCAGGGATTCCGTATTATATGAACCAACAACCACTGCAGTATCTGCAAGGTCGATGAATGGGTTTTGAGATGTTCCGTCAGGAACTGTGAATATAATTCTTCCTCCACCACCAGTTAATTGTCTGGTAAGAATATTTCCTTGCGATGCACGAACAAGAATACCAACGTTCGTAAGTTGAGCAAGTGATGTTAGGTCATCATCCAATGCCTGAGCATCAGTAATACCATAGTCAGAAAGTGTAGATGCAAGTTCAGCACCAACTACACGACCCTGTGAGTTAACTCTAACTCTTGTATAAAGTGCTTCAGCAGAAGGGTTGGCAGGATCGTAATGAGGCAAACTCGTCATAAGTGACAAGTCTGTGTTCAATGTCAAGTTGGATGATCCATCAAAGGAACCTGATCCAGTAACCTGACCTGCAAGTTGAATTTGACGTGCGTTAGATAATCTAGTGGCAGTTGAGGCATTACCAATAAGGGTTGCAGTAACAGCACCTGCTTGGAAGTTACCGTCAGCGTCCCTCTTTACAAGAGTGTTTGCAGCATTGGATTCTGTCTCCAATGGTCGCTCATATTTCAGCGAGTTCCAAGGGGTAACACCGTCACCGATTTTGATACGAGAAGTATCGATTTCGATTCCAAGTTCACCTTGTGCAAGGATTGGGTTGATGTTTGCCCACTGCTGAGCACCATCACGTCTTAGTTGGATTCTATTTGCCATTGTTTAACACACGTGGGGTATCCGATTACGGAGATAGTCTGCCTCTCAGATATTTATACGCAAATAAAAAGGACCCTTTCGGGTCCAGGGTTTATGCAGCGTCTACGTTATCCACTTCGGGTCCAGTGTCCGCTTCTTCTCCTTTACCGAGGCAGTATTCTAAAGTTTCGATAGCACCTTGAAGTTTAAGTGCTTGTTGTTCATTTGCGCGAATCATCTTCGCCATTCTTTGATTATCTTCAATGAGACGCTTGTAGCGTTCTTGAAAATCGCCAAGAAGTTTATCTTGGTCAACTGATTCAGGTTGATCTGCAGGCATTACTTTTGCTCCAATAATGTTTTCAGTAAGGATTTGATTTCCGACATATCTGATTTTAGCACATCTACGTCAGATTTCAAGTTATCGATGGTTTCATCCGTCCTTTTCCGCTTCTTAGCAGCGGTCCCAGGAGGCGTGGGTTTTGTATTTAGTATCGCTTTAGAGGTGGAATCCCGAACTAAATCGGGATGACCTTTAACGGGAATGTATTCAGAGGTCACTTAATGCCATTACGCGAAGGTTTTTGAGTTCAGGAACATACGCTTGGTTCTTAGAGGTCATAATAATTTTGATCTGTGCAGAACTAAACTCGGTTCCTTCGAATGTGTATTCGAGGTCACGATAGAGAATACCTTCTGTCTTAGGAACAGTTTTGTCTTCCTTACCGTTACCGTTAAAATATGTATAACCGATTTCGTCAAATGTCAGTGAGGTGCCCACAGGCAACGTACGATACATTACGTGAATTTCGGTATCAGGGTGTCTCCACGCTTCGAATGAAACTCTCAAGGAGTTAGCAGGTTGAAGCAGGTTCATAACCTTGGAGATGTAAACAGCAGCATTCAAATCACCTGTTCTATCCTCAGCATTTGAGTTAGCAGGATTGATTTCATTGATTCTGTTTGAAGTTGTAATGAGTGAACAACGATCACGGTCAATGATAGGTGACACGTTTGCGTTTGTTGTACTCAACAACAACTGGAATGCCAATGACTTAGAACCAGATAGTTTGGCATCTTCGTTGACTTGTGAACAAACCATCTTGGGGAATCCAAGGTAGTTGTCTTCGTTGGAAATACAATCGATGTAAACACCATCATTAATGAATGATGCTTCGCTTGTATTGTTACCATCTAAGAGAGAAGTTGCTGAAACAACGTTGAGTCTAGGATTGACTTCTGTCTCAGGATAAACAGTCATCTGAATCTGAGGATAGAACTGTTCAAACTGGACGTTCTGTGTTGCTGTAACGTCTGATCCACCGTTTCTAATACCATTGCTAGAAACAGATGTAACTGCAATCTTGTAGGTATCAAGTGTAGGTGAACCAATCTGTGTATGAAGTTTGTTAATTTCAACCAATGGAATACCATCAAGGTTGTAACACTCAACAATAGTGTTCGCATTGTGGACCAGAGCAGCAGTTCCTGACTGACCACGGGAACCTGAAGGTAGAGTTAGGATCTTACCATCACTAGAGATGCCATTGTACTGGACGATCTCAAAGTGTTTTTGTCCAACATCAGGATCGCGAAGAATAATATAACCAGGGTTACTGGTAGAAACTGCAGCACCATTGATAAGAGTGTGGAATGCAGCAGCATCAGCAACGTGTAACTGGAAAGTACCAGACACACCATCAGATGCAGTGATTCCATTTGTATGGTATGCAGAGTCAATAACTGTTGGAGAAACTTCAGAGACAACTCCTTCAATCTTCACGTTGTTTGCAATATCGTGCATACAGTGGTTAGCGTGATGAATAGTAACTTCAGTCGCTTTGTTAAAGTATGAGATAGGAGCAGAAGCATAATCATTAATATCGTCACCACTCAGTGAGACACCAGATGAACCGATAGTACCAGAACCAGTTGTAGATGCTTGGATTGTCTGAGTAATAGGATCAGCATCAGCAAATGTACCTGTGACTGACTTGATAGTCAAGACACCTGTACCTGCATTCCAAGCAGTAACCATACCAGATGCACCACTACCATTCGTAACTGGTTCGTCAACAGTAAATGTACCTGTGACACCAGTTAGAGTGAGGTTAGCGATAGATCTAGATGATACCAATCTGTAGATATAGTTTTGTCCAGATGCAACACCTTCTCTAAATTCACCGTTGACATCATCAACAATGATGTAAGCGTTAGATGAACCTGAAATACCTTGAACAACTTCTCTAACGATCGCAGAAGGAACTGGGTTTGTATCAGTCTGAGTAAGTTCAGCACCGATAGTAAAGTTAGCAACGTGATCAGAAAGAATAATCTTAAGTTGTGGTTTCAGTGTTTCGATAGGATTGTGACGCAATCTGCTAATACCACCGTTACCAATAGCAAGTTCAGCGTTATTGAATACAGCAGTACCAGTTGAGTTTGGTGTGAACTCTGCCTTATGAAGGATAAACTTAAGATCCTCATACTGGTCAGCAGTCCAAGTAGAAGCGTTCTGTGATTTGAAGAGCACACCTGCATATGGTTGCTCAGAGATCGTTCTATCGTTTGTAATATCGTCTTCACCCATTCTGGAGATCCAGAGTTTGTATTCGTTGGAGTCAGAAAGAACAACCAAACAATATTCTCTGTTCTCTGTCACATAGACAGGTGATGGGAATGTAAATCTTGTAGATACAGTTCCGTTCTCAGATAGATTAACCTGTGAAGGAAGAAGTGTAACGTCAGAGAATGCAAGAACTTTAGTTGTTGGATAACCATTTGCCATCTCTCTAACCTGTACAGATACTGGGATTCTCTCATCCTTAGTATTAAAGTACAGTTCAGCACCAGTCAAGAATGCACCACCCTTAGACTCAACCAAGAAGGACTGAGCGAGAGGGTCATACCAACCTGTGTCTCTAACTGATGTACTTACACTGTTAACAGTTCTGTCTTGAGTAACGGTATCTCTAACAACGTCAGCGTTTCTAACAGCAAGGATAGTTGTCTGTTTAGTCTCGATAACACCAGATGCAACGTAGTTTGCGTTTGCAGCAGAGTCAACCTGACCAGGAACTCTAGAGTCAGTTGGTGAAGTTGTAAGACGGATAACACGTGTACCTGTAGCAAATCTTGGGTTGGTATCAACGCCAGGATTAGGAATCCACATAATACCTTCAAGGTCACCGTTAGTGTTAGCAACAAGACGCTTAGTTTTAACAACAGCACGAGCACCAGAAGTTTGACCAACAAGGATCTCACCCTCTAGAGGGTTACCATAATATTGACCTGCAACTGTCTCCGACATAATCTTAGTGTCGATATTAAGGAGAGGAGTTGTTGAAGCATAGGAACTAGGAAGTTCACTAGAATCATAAGGGTTCAGATCGTCATCAAAACCAGTATTAGGATCCATCAACTTAAGATGACATCCAGATGTCTGTCCAACAGCAGTCTCTCCTACAACGAAAGGAGTGTTGTTTGTTCTTGTATCATCAACAGGATTCTTAATAACTTCGAGCAATCGAGGCGTTGTGTAGAAATTAACATTAACGTTATCGATGAAAGAATAGAATCTTGTATTTGGTTTCAGACGCTGAATCTTAAATGCAATATTTCTTGATCTAATGAACGGAATAACTGTACGCTCAATAACTCTATCACCAAGAGACTGACGATCAATTCTAGGAACAACGTTAGTTCTAATACCTGATCTTGCTTGTGCTGAAACAGTGGTAGTAGTATTGGTAAAGATTCTTCTGATAAACGGCCAAGAACCTCTTCTCATAAACTGCTGAGAGGAAGAAGTGCTGCTAGAAGACCAGTTAGTTCTCCAAGAGTTCCACTGTGTAGGAACAAAACCTGTATTGGTATCACCACCAAGTGCTTGAACCTGTGCAGTGAAGTCACCTTCAATGTTCACAACTCTATCAGGTTCTCTCTCTTCTGACACCCAGTCATCAGATGATGGGAATAGATCCAATCTACCAATATAAGCAAACACGTTGAATGGGTTTACATTCTCAACTCGTGATGCATATGGTTGAACAATAAACTGAATTTCATTATATGGAAGAGTCAGTGTACCAACTGAGTGGTTAGTAATACCTGCAGAAGCGGTATCGTTATACTCAAGAGATACGTTTGTTGTATAGTGAGATGCTCTCAAGATACCTTCAGAGAAGTCAAGAGCACAAGCAAAGTCTTCGTGTCTAGTTTGAGCAGAATCAAATGATGAGAAGTTGTCAACTAGGAATCCATTCTTGAACTTATCAAAACCATCAGCATCCTTAACAGAGAAAGATGCAGTTTCCATCTCAAGCATATTAAGAGATGTATAATATTCAAGGTTATCAACTCTCTTCTCAATCTTACCGATGTCACGCATTGTGAAACGACGGTTGTTTTCTCTAGAGATTCTTACATCAGCAGGACTGTAACCGTATGGTTTGTGGAAGAATGTTGCAAGCAACATTGCATTGTCCAGATCAGAAGGAAGTTCCTGACCTTCGCCAGAGATACCTTTAACAACTTTGAATTGCTGCTGATCAGTTAGGAATAGTTTATCAACTCTACCTAAGAAATAATCGTAATCACAACGGAAGTCTGATTCTGGTTTTGGAATATCAATAACCGTAGCATTGTTTGCAACACCACCAGAAGAGAATCCTCTGTCTTTGAAGTCAAGTGATGCACAGTTTACATAGTAAGGTGATGAAACAGTACCAGATCCTGAAAGAACAGGAGTAACAGCAGGTCTGAAATCAAGAACATCTCTAAGTTCTTTTGTTACACCATTCTCTGTGAATGCAGGGATCTTACCATAGTCAATACCAACATAAGATTGTGCAGCAAAATAGTCACCCGTTGCTTCGTGGGTGAATCTATCAAACACAATCATCAACTTTCTAAGAGGTTTGGTTGATCCTGCATACCTTACCAACTTAGAAATATCATAGAAGTGACCTTTCTGGTTAGGATCAAGGAAGAAATCATCAGTAATATTCTTAGATCCACCATTGATACTTCCTTCAGCATCGTTAATTAGACCGTTAATAACTTCATCGTTAGCATCAAAACCACGAACGGTTTCACCTAAGACAAACTGATTATTGTTTTCATATACAAAATGGCAGACATAAGACACAGCGTTGAAGTTTACAACACGTGCTTTTGCTTTAGATGTCTGACCTTCAATGATAGTACCTTCTTTGAAGATAGTTGCATCTTGCATCTGCAAGTTAGGAATCTGTGCTGCTTCGTTGTCAGTTGATTCGTAGATAGCGTGGATATTATAAACGTCTGTTGATCCAAGTGAAATCTCTTCGTCTTCGATACGGGTTCCATACAATGAACCATATGTAAGACCATACTTAACTCTATCAGATGAATTACTGGTTCTTTCAACCTTCATAACTTCCATCTGAGTAGCGTTCTTCAACTTCTTCTCTGCTTGGTTCTTAGAGATAGAAGCAATCAAACGACAAGATGTAACACCTGTCAAACCAGAAACAGTCAGTGATGTTCTAGGAGTACCAGTGCTGTTAAAGGCAAGGTTAGATTCGATGTCAATCAGTGTACCTGGGGTAGGTGCAAGAGATACCAACTGATAGTGATCCTTATCATATGCAAGGAACTGTTCATCAGCAGGTAGAGAGATTGTAAAGTCGTTAGCACCAGTAACTGTGATGTCATCAAAAGAACGTGCAACGATTGCAGATTCATCACTAATATTGTTGATAGATTCTTTAGGCATCTCGATCATAAGATCGGCAGTCTCTCTATCATAGATTTGAGGACGCAATCTAACTAAGAATCCATAATCACCTGCAGGAATATTATTGCCAGAGTAAGTAGCAGTGATTGCAGTTGTGATCTTATTATCAATATTGGTTGACGCAGTGCTAATTCTATCAATAGTAAGTGAGTTTACACCATTCTGAGTAAAGACATCATTCGGTCTGACATCCAATGTGAAATTAGATTGAGTACCAGTCAATGTACCAGTAGCACCACCAGAACTAACATTGAAGTTAGTACCAAGAATAACAACCTGAGAATCCATCATCAGGTCAGCAGCAAATCTAATATTATTTGTATCTGGATCTCTACCGATCATTGAACGTGCATCAGTAACCTCAAACGCGAAGTGATCGCTTAGAGTACCGATTTCAATACCATCACGCTCAAGAATCTCTCCATTTCTGAATGAACCATAAACCTGATATACCTTGAACATCGATCCACCAGATACATCTGCTTCAACAAATGCTTTTGCCTTAGAAGTTCTACCTCTAATAACGTGACCCTGAGTAAGTGTAACTGCAGCATCAGTCTTAAAGATTGTTAGAGGTTGTAGGTCAAAAACATATGCTTTGAAGATTGTACTAGTTGCATTTACAGTTGTACCACTGTGATATTCAAACGCAGCGATACGACCAAGTGCGACAATCTGTCCATTACTAGAAAGATTACTGCCTTGTGCTTGATCTCTGAACTCAACAACTTGGTAGTTTGCAGTAATATTGTTACCGTTGATGATAGGGGAACCCTGTACATTATTCATCAACATATACTGACCCAACTCAAACGGGATGATTGAGTTTTGTAGAGCAAGAGTATCCCTTGGTTTCAACAAATCGATGAAAGTTGGAACAAGAGTTTCAGATTCAAAACCTCTTACATATGCCTTTCCAGGTCCAATCTCTACAGCATAGTGTGCAGTGGATGCAGGATTACCTTGAGGAGAGATCTCACCAGGAAGATATACACCACCATTCGCACCATCATTATAATGTTCTCTAATACGAACATCAAAATCACGAACTGTATAGTCACCAGACTCGTCAAATGTTCTTCTAGCAAGTTCTTTTGCTAGTTCATTGTATGCAGATCTTTCAACAAAAGATTCTACTGCTGATCTCCTAATTCTAAGAAGTTCGATGAAGTTTTTATCAGTATCATCATCGATAACTTTTTTAACTAGACTAGTTCTGATCCTAAATCTATGAGCACCAGGAGCAGAATAGTTAGATGTACCAGTCGCATTATCATTTAGACTTGGATCATCTTCAGGAGTAACAATAGATTCGAAGATTTCTAGACCAATTCTATATGAAGGATTGTTTGTATATTGATCAAGAATAATAGTTTGTTCGTTTACATCTACAAAGTGACCTCTAATAAAGTAAACACCATTAGCAATACTAGCAGTAGAACCAACAGCGGTAGAGTTTGTAGGAAGTAACTGTGCAAATGGAGTTCCAATCTCAATTAGAGATGAACCGTAAGTAATTTCAGAAGCACAAACCAACTGTTCATTATTAACGAACTCTCTTGTATCTGAATCAGTACCACCAGATGTCAGATATTTAACGTATAGAGTAATATAACCACGCTCAGATTCAGTAGAAGAAATACTGAATAAAACTTTTGCCTTAATACCAGTTGTTAGACCCTCAACAATCGTACCTGTAATTTGACTTCTATATTGTTCAACGTCTGCACCCAAGAATGAACCCTGAAGGATAACTGCCTTAGCATCAAGGTCATAACCAATCTGACCAGGGATGACCATACTGCCATCCTTAAACATATGTGTACCAAACGATTCAATCTGATTTTGCATCAGGGATTGAAGCGTCGTCAGTTCACGAGCTTGGATAGGATACCCAGGGCGGAATAGCACTCGGTAAAAATTATTCGCCTTATCGAAATCGTCGAAATAAGGGGCGATATTCAGATTGGTATTCTGAGGCATTGTTTTAGAACTCTACTACGATCTTGATGTCTTCAATTTGGTCGCCTGCACGGGAGATTGCTCTCCTATTGTCTATGTAGATCACTTTTCCAGAGTCTTTTTTCACCTCGGGTTTGGCGTAACCAGATGTGAATGACATACCTAGGTCATACTCAGTGTTGTTAATAACACGAGTTGCTTCACCAGGAACGATCGGGAAGTTAATATCAGGGTCGGCAGAAGTACCAGAACCTGAACCAACAACTGTATTACCACCATCAAAGACTGTTTTATTACCAGAGATTTCAGGGAAGATACCATCAACTCTGTTTTGGTAATACTTAAGAACTTTTGTCGTGGAGTTCCAAGACACAACTCGACCTCTAGCAGTCACCTGTTGACCACCAACAGTACGAGTTTGTGTAATAATTTCGTCAGTATTAAATGAACCTGTGAAATCGGGCGAGAAAATCACAGCATTAGTAGCAGACAAAGTGATAGCGTCTGCCAATTCTTCAGTTCCAAACTTGAGAGGGTTCAGAACCAAACCGATACGTCTGTAATCGTTATCAGTTGGGAAATCACCAGAACCTTCATCGTATGTGAACTTAGTGTTGATCATTACACGGAAACCACCCAACTCAATTTGGGGACCTGAACCGTGTCCACCTTTCGGAGGAATGATCACGTCGATAGCACCACCAGATCCAGTACCTGCACCGATACCGTTGATCTCATCAATAATAACCTTACCGAAGGAATAGTTAGCACCACCAGAAGTTACAGTAGCAGAGACGATACGACCACCGTCAACCACAACAGAGATTCTTCCACCAGTACCATCACCCTTGATGGGGATGTTTTCATATGTACCGTTGTTATATCCAGAACCTGCAGATTGGATAACAACAGTGTCAATCTCACCACCAACAGCATCAGACACAACAGCAGTATCTGTCAACACAGGCATATAGTCACCTGAGAAGAACTTCAGCACCTGACCCACAGGGATCGTGTACATATACTTCCAACGATAACCGTCAGCAGTTGTGATAATAGATGTAGATGTACCTGTCGGTTCAACCGTTGAAGGTTTACCGTTAGGATCACTTGGAGATGTACCGTTGTAGATACACTTATACGTTTGATAAGATGAGTTAACAACGTAGAAGTCAGCATCATATAGTTTGGTAGCACCAGAAGATGCTGTTTTACTGGATGAATAATCGTGACGATACATATCGTACACATAACCCAAACCACCAGTGGTTTGTTCGGGTGGAATCCAGTCGATACGACGAATAACCTGAACAGCGTCGTTCGCAAGAACACGCTTCATCGAGATCATATCATCGAATGAATCAGAAAACTCCTGAAAAGAATCAACGGGGGTCGGAGGATTGTTCTCGTTATCCCATTCTTGAGGACGCCCAATGTACACATATAGACGATCCCTATTTGCACCAGCCGCTATGTCTGACTGGTTCTTGTCAGGACCTTCTAGTGATTTGATGAATTTTTCCGCAGTAAAAATTCTAAATTGGTCAGTAAGTAGTGCCATTGGACAATTTCTACCTTCTCTTTATTTATGAGGGTTTTAGTCGGGTTCGTTTCTGAGGTATGAAAGATACTCAATTTTCAGGGGTGTGCCCACTGTTCCTGTCGAACCACCAGTAACAGTTTCGTTGTTATTCCAAAGGAAGTTACCTGCATTTCCTACTACAGTTTTAACTACCAGAGTCCGAGATGTTGAATCCCAAGACTTCACAGTAGCAGTAATACCAGTGATAGATCCTGTAACAGTTTCATCAACTGTAAAGTTTCCATTTTCAGGATTAGTGCTACGCATAATAAATTGCACCTCAGCAGGGTGCACATCACCATCTCCCAGTTCACCTGCTACAGATACTGTAGGAGATAATGGAGGATTGGAACCATCAGTCATCTGGTCTCCAATCGCAAACAAAGTGGTATTTGTACCACCAACAGTTTCTTCAATACCATAAAGTGAAGATGCGATTCCACCATCAAGGTTGATCTCACCTTCAAAGTCAGTATTAGTATTTACCAAATCGGGGATGCCATCACCCGCTCCACCTACTTCATCATCATCTTCGAATGCCTTATCTTGAATGTAACTGATAGGAACAGTCAAGGTTATAATTCTTGAATCAGCAAGATCGATCAAGACGTGTGGTTCAACACCAGTTGAAGATGCTGAAGCAACACCACCAGTAAAGTCAATAACCTGTGACTTAACTTGAGAGGATCCACCATCAATGAAAGCAAGTTCATCAACCTCGAAAACGAGGAAGAGTGCTCTCTGTTCTGGAATCCAGTCATACACCCTAGCAATTTTGTTACTAGAACTTTCTGTGGTTCTAATAACTCTGTCTCCAACGTTAAAGTTGTATCCTGAAACGCCATCGACATCTGCCAGTGAATCGACTGTTACCTTTTGATCATATCGGAAGTTAAGAGCACGGTCGCAACCAGTGAATGAGGTAAGTGTTTTACCTGTATATCTGATAACTTCTCGACCGATAAGAATTTTGCCCGAACCAGGGTAAGGAGCAGTCGTTTGTACATAGATGGTTTGATCATTCTCGTCTACGTCTGCAAGTAGACCAGATATGTTATAGAGGTTAGAGTTAAATGATTGACGGTTTCTTGACTGTTTAGTCAAGTCAGTGTTCCGTGTAAACAGAACTTGGGGTGCAGACGAATATCCACCACCAGGGTTGATAACATCAATAGATGTAATTGAACCTAGATTGATGTTTGCTTTCGCAACACCACCAGATCCACCACCACCGTTGAGTAAGATAGTAGGTGCAGTTTCATAGAACTCACCAACGTTAGAGACATCGACAGATTTGACAACGCCAAATTCATCAACCTCTGCAACGCCAGTCGCACCTTGCCCCCCGCCACCAGAGACAACTAAGTTGATGTCTCCCAATTCATAGTTTGCACCAGGATTTTCTAGTGACAAACCAGTAACGAGTCCAACAACAGGACGAAGTTCAGCACCTGATCCACCACCACCTTTTACTTCAGCAGTTGTGGGAGATGAGAAATACTCGTCACCGTTAGACAAAACTTGTATGTATTGAATAGATCCTGCAGGAGCAATGATAGTACCGTCAGGTGCAACCTCATCCTGCTCATACAGGATTGCTTTTGCTACTGCACCGTGACCTGCGCCTTCAGTTTCTAATTCAATTCTAAATGGATCGTATCCTTCGCCAGGATCCAAAACTCTTACTGAAGCAATCTGACCATTTGATATTACTGGTTGTAAGACTGCTTCTCTGATTGGAGTACCACAGTTACCGACTTTAAGTTGAGGAGGGTCAGATGGATTATATCCACTCCCACCATCTATCACATAAACCTCTCTAACACCATAGATGCTGTTAAAGATTGGTTCAATAATCGCTCCGCTTCCTGGTACTGATCTTGGCATTTACTTATCTAATGTCAATGGTTCCAACCATAGCTCCGTGGATAGTACACTGATAATACAAAGTATTAGGTGCATCCATAGGAACTGTGAAAATCTGGAGACCAGTGTTAGAACCAGTGATTCCAGTTGTGTATGCAGATCCACCATTAGATGTTCTAATTGCTAGTGGGTGAGCACCACCTGCTTGGTTATACAAATCATAGGTAAATCCACGGTACAAAATGATAGTAGGACTACCAGTAGCACCTGATGAAGGGAACCCTGGTCCCTGCACTGTATAACTTGTTTGTCCTGCAGCAGTAAATCTGAACAGGATAGTAGGAGAAGGTTTATGAATTGTTACGTTATTATGTCCCTTAATAATTGATGATCCGATAGGAGCATTATTGATCTGAGATTGGAATCCTCCACCAACTTCATTAAAGTTAGTACCATCGTTTGCAATTTCCAACTCACCATTGGTACCAATCTTCATTCTCTTGGTTCCAATCTTAATCTCTGTATCAACAGGAAGTTCTAAGTTATCATTAGCATCGAACTTTAGTTTCTTAGTTCCACTACTTCCGAAACGAAGTTCTGCAGTATCTGGAACTTCGAGGTTACCAGATCCATCGAATTTGATTGATTTAGCAGCATCACCACCAAAGCGAATGTCAGTCCCAACAGGAAGATCCAAATTGCCACTACTGTCCATAGCAATGACTTTCGTAGAGCCAGTAGCACCAAAACGAATAGAACTAGTTGAAGGAAGTTCAAGGATTCCGTCATCATCAAATTTAATCTCT